GCTGTAAATCTGTAATCCATATCCACACCTCATTTTTTCTTTTCCTCTATTTCGTAGAAGAAGTTATCAGTGTCTTCTGTTCGCCACTGTTGTGTGTCCTCTACGTTCCAATAGCTCGTTTGTACCTTCCAATCAGGTATTTGATCTTTTACCGTAAACGATGGTATGTCCCAAATTAATCTGTTGTTAGGTTGTGCTGCATAGTTACCGTCATTTAACGCTAACACATGAGCGCACTTATGTTCGTGCGGTATCTCTGAATGATCAGTGTCAAGTATATTAGGCTCTGGATGCGCAAAGTCAACAGTAAATAAATATTTACCGTAGTGCCATTTCTTATCTTTACCTATATACTTACCCGATTGTGCTTCTAAAATATCCCAAGTAGTAACAGCAGGGTAATAAGAAAAACTATTCCACAGTTGAAGTTCATCAAGTCTCTTGGATGGAACAGCTTCCGGTTGAAAACCACGTTGAATAAAAGCCGATATGGGTAAACGATAAAAGATAGCACCGTTTTCCATGATGGCATGGAATAAGAGTGCTTTACCTGTAATCGCTGTAACGCCGAAGATAATACAGTCTTCAACTTCGCCTTTATGTTTTTTAAGATCATATAAATACTCCCTTTTTATTTGAGCGTATTCTACAGGAATATTTGCATTTAAGTAAGCCATAATTTATTATTTTATTTGCCCCCAATTAGGGCCAGATTCGTAGTCTACTTTGTTCGGTACTTCTAAGTCAACAGCAGATTCCATAATCTCTTTTATTTTATCCTCGTTGTTATTGACAGATATATCAAGTTCATCATGCACTTGTATATGCGGTATGATACCCTCTTTATATAAATTGACCATAGCTTTTTTAGTCATGTCAGCAGCTGATCCTTGTATCAATCTGTTCAAAGCTTTATATGTGTATGCACGTTTTATCATACCAGGTCCGTGTTCTCTTTCAGCTTCTTCTTTAGGTAAAGCTTTATGTACACCAAACTTTCTAGGCTCCCATAAATTAAATCTACACCTTCGTCCTAACAGTGTTCTAATTTTACCAGCATCTTGAGCTCTTTCCATAACACTGTACATTAGCTGTTTTACAAAAGGTACTTTACTGTGGTATTGTTGAAATAAATCTTCCGCATCTTCTTTATCTAAACCTAATTCTGCTTGTAATTTATTTTTACCCATACCATAAAACAAACCAAGATTTATTGTTTTAGCTTGCTCTCTTGGTATGCTGGCCATATCTGCTACAATCTTGTGGAAATCTGCATCATGTTCAAGATAAGATTCTAATACATCCTCTAAACCTTCTCCTGTTATGTTTTGAGAATTTTTATCCATAGATGCGTAATGCACAACAAGCCTTGGTTCTTGTTGTGAGTAATCGAACACACCCCACTTACAACCTTCTTCAGGTATAAACAAAGACCTGATCCGTGGTCCAAGTTCCTTGTTCCGTGCTGGTATCTGTTGTAGGTTAGGATTACTATAACTAAATCTACCGGTGACTGTACCACCACTATCGGATCTAAGTTGATTTATCTCAGCATGTATTCTTCCTTTATGTTCGTGTTTTATTATGGTATCAATAAATGTTGTATGTGCTTTATTTATTTCTCTAGCCCGTGCAATCTTTTGAACTATCGGATGTGGATGGTTCTGTAAAAAATTTTTGGTAAATGATGGAGAATTTGTTTTTTCAGTTCGGTCAAAAGGTAGGCGAAGTTTTTCAAAAACTTGCGCAATCGATCGAGCAGCCCATATTTGGATATCTATTGATGTTTCTTTTTTTACTTTTTGTAAGCATTCTTTTTCTTCTGCTAATAGTTTCTGTTTTAATTGATTCGCTGCTTCAACGTCTACTCGCACTCCTAAAAACCGCATATCAACGAGGCAAGGAAAAAGTTCAATCTCTAAATTAAAAATATCTTCTATGTCTTGCGTATAGATTTCTTTTTTCATTTCTTGCCATAGCTCTAAGGTCATCTCCGCATCTCTCTCAGCATATTCACCTACATACATAGCAGGTAGTTTATACATCTCAGATTTAGCATCTACACCCCAGATAGCTGCTGTTTCGTTCAATACAGCCTCGTTTTTGCCTCTTCCAAGGTAATCACGACCCATACTGCCTAAATCATATCTAAAGCGATTCTCGTCCACTAGAGAGCCAGCAATCATGGTATCTACGATAGTTCCATTAATTTTAAGGCCTGCAGCACGTATAAAACATACGTCATACATAGCGTTGTGAAATATTTTGATAGATTCTGTGTTTAGTATATCTTGAAACCATTTAAGAACCATCTTCTTATCCATGTTGCCACCGCCTTCATGTGCTATTGGATAATATCCAGACCAGCCTTGAACAGCAACGGCTATACCGACAATCTCGCTTCTGCCTACAACAGAACCTGATCCAAGAGTTTTTAAATCAGGATCTCTAGTTTCTAAGTCGATTGATATCTCACTGTAATCAGATAAGTCAGGAAAAGTTTGTGGTGGTAACCATTCTGTTTGTGGTTTAAATATCGGTTTCACTATAGTCCCTTTCCATTATCATTTCTATAAAATGTATTGCTTTCAATAAATCTTGTTTCTTTCCCTTGTCACGATGTCTTATTATATATTTTATAGCACAGCCTTCAGGGTATAGCAATTCATTCTCAACTACAAACTTGCTAGGTTGAATTTTATATTTCTGATAGTGTGATCCTCCGTGCTGCTTATCCCAAACTTTATTTGTCATAGTTCATAATCTCCTTCTCCTCCGTATATTATATGTAAATTACTTTTTGTTCTTGTAACGCCCGTATACATAACCCTGTGTTCGTCATCTGGATTTGTAATGTAAGCTTCTTTAGACGCCTTTGATAATTGAAGTGGTAATATAATATTATCTCTTTCATTGCCTTTCACACCATGTATAGTTGCTAATTTTATTCTTGCTCCATTTACTAAATCTTCTCCTCTTTTAATCAACTCTTCAATTTTATCTGTATCATTTTTACCCATTCTTGTAAAGGCAGCTTGCCATGGTAAGTTTGTTTTCAAACCAAAATCACTTTTTAACATGTCCATAGTATAAAATTTATTTGGCACCATTGCTTTAAACAACGAAGGTGTCCATTCGTTTTTTAACATTTTTTTCTTTATCTCGTGACAATCTTCGTAACATAATGCCTCTCCTTTTTTTAATTTATTTTCATACAAATCTACTGCCCTGTATTTATCTTTTATTGGATTATCTTTCTTTGCTCTCTCGTAGTATATATTATTGTCTTTAAAAAATTCTTCTAGTTTATTTAATCTCCATCTATCTCTACCTAATACCAACCATTTACCTGTTTTAAGTTGATTTTGAATTTGACTAATATCATCATGTTCTGTGAATGATCCTTTTTCTTTTTTTGGTTTCCATTCTTTTTGGACCCTATTATTTTTTGGTATTCTGTGTATTATTTTTTGTGCAATATTAAAAACTTCTTGTGGAACTCTCCAAGAAGTTTTTAAAACCTCTCTTGTTCCTTTTAAATTTAAAAAACTTTTAACATCAGCACCTCTCCATGGGTATATGCATTGATCATCATCACCAGCAACATACAAAGATCCTGAATTTTTTTCTATTAGATCACCTAATTGCCATTGCACTACCGATAAATCTTGTGCCTCATCTATAAAAGAAACTTTAAAGTTTCTATAAATATTTTTAGCCACCATCTGATTTATCATATCATTAAAATCTATTTTTTTAGTATCTCTCTTGTAGTTCATTATTTCTTTTTCTAATTTATATAAAACACTAGAATCTAAATCTTCTTTGTGTTGTCCTAAATTATATTGCTGTTCAACAGTAATATTTTTTGATTTTGATAAATTAATTAAACTTAGGTAAGGGCTATCTGATGTAAACAAACCACCATTATCTTCATCCCAAGATGCATAACTAACTTCTATTCCACATTTTTTACCAATTGCTTTATAGTCATCAGATTTCATAACCATTTCTTTTGTGTAACCTAACACCTCAAAACCAAGTGAGTGAAGCGTTCTAAAGTATGGTAGACTATCTTCAGACAAACCAAATTTTTCTTTCATTCTATCTCTAGCTTCTTTTGCAGCATTTCTACTAAAAGTAAAAAACCCAATTGTTTCTGGGTCAATACCTTTGTTTAAATATTCTTCTACCTTTTCAATTAGTTTTCTTGTTTTTCCTGTGCCTGGTGGTCCAAAATATATATGTGTCATTAGTAGTTATGTTCTTTCTTGTAAGATTTTTCTTTATAATTATCATCCTTCTTGTCAAATTGTGGCACCACAAAAACTGATATCTTTGCTTTCGTAACACGTTTAGTAAAACATTTTAAATTATCTCGAAGCATTTGTGATGTTCTTTGATATGGTATCTTCCAATGATTTCTAAGTAAAAATTTATTATAAAAATTATCAAATACAAAGTAATGAAAACCCTCGTCTGTAAACGTACCACCTGTTTTAATCTCATCTAGTTTATCTTTTTGTATTCTGTTTAAACAATAATCTTCTAAATAATTTTTTAATAAATCTTTTGTGCCTGTGCCTTCCGCAGGTTCTGTCACTTCTGCATTTTCTAACAATATATTTGTAAGTTTTTTCCAATCGTTTGTTTTTAATGTTGGTGGATTAAATCGTAATTGTTTTACGCACTCTTCTTGAAATAAACTTTGGTTTGTCAAATGTTTTGCAGAGTCAAGATATAATCTATCTCCATCTACATTCATGTAATAGTAAGGTTCTTCTAACGCCACAACTTGTAGATCTGTAAGATTTGGAAATGTTATCTCTTGACCAATACCAAACTTTCTAGTCTTACATAATTTTTTATCACACAAACTACACATGGGTTGATCATTACATTTATATCCCCAATCTTTTTTTTCATGTTGCTTTGTTATGATGTTTACTTCTATATCTGACAATGGTTGTGCCATTGCTGATTCATTAAATAAAATTATTTTTGTTTTCCAATTTTCTGGCCACTTAGACTTTGCATATACACCATAATGAAACAATGCATTGTTTCTACCACCTTCGCCAACTTTATTTTGTACCATAAGCTCTACGCAGGGTGGTCCATCAGAGTATGGTGTTTCTGGTCTCGTAACTTCTATTGTGCTGATGTCATCTTGTTTATATCTTTCTTGTAATTCAAAAAAAGCATCTAGTGTAGCAGCTTCGCCATTCTCGAGAAAGGCGTATCTCGTTGTATTACTACAATTAAAGTATGGTAAGTTAAGGAAGTTTCCTGTATCATCTTTCGATTTTAATTCTCTTTGCTTAGGAAAAACTTCGGATCCTCCATAACCCAATACGGATCTAATCTCATTTAATTTGTCTTGCATTAATCCTGCTGATACATAATCAGTTGCAAATAAAAATACATGTGCACCTCCTGATTTTGATCTAAATACTATCAGAGGTAATTTAAATTGTTTGATTTTGTTTATAAGTTTTTGATGATCAAAGCCTGCATAAGAATCTATATCTATGCATCCCCATTTACATTTATTTTCATCATTAATGGGTATGACACCTAAACTATCTACACCGTCTAAGTGTTTCTGCCATAGTTCATCAGTAACAGGTTCTCTCTTTACAAAAGATTTTCCTTTTACTTTTGTGCCATTCCCATTTGACTCACCCACGATGGTGACACCATGCGCACGGTCTAATCCTGCAAATATTTGTTTAAATTTCTCAATCATAATAAATGCAAGTGGGCGCTTCCCCTCTCGCTTCGGCGCCCACTACCTAGGATACTGTTAGTAATTTGAAGCCGACTTAGATGTTTCTTCGGTTCCGTGTTTTGCTTGTATCTCACCTTTACCTACACTTAATGCAAAAGCTTTCGCCATTTCATATTCGTGTTTCTCGGTAACGGGTCCAACTTTTTCTACGTCCCAACCAAACCATGTTCCTTTGTCATTAGACATCTGAACAGTTTTTAAATTATAAACGTGGCTATAAGTTGGCGGAGTAAACAAACCATTTTTACCCTGCATTTTTAAACCCATCATCATTGAGTTCCATTTTCTACTAACTTTTAATTGAGTAGATTTCATAGAAATCAAAGCTGTTTGTGGGTTTCTACCAACGATTAGTACAAAGTGGCTTGCAGTATTTTCAAGATAATTACCATTTGCTAATCTATCTTTGTAGTCTTTACCTCTAGTAGTTTGACTTACTATATCACTGTCTGCCTCGTGAATTGCAACAGGTGCACCAGTGCTGGTACCTCTGTCTTGCCATTCAATGTACTGTCTCTTATAATGACAAGGTACTACGGATACCATATCATATAAGTCATTAGTCACAGTATTTATGATCTTGCCTGGCTCTGCGCCCTCGACATATTTACCATCTCTTTTATTAACTTCCGGAGATAGTTGTCCCAAAATTTTTAAGAAAGGCAACGCAAGATCTTCTTGCGATATATTTTGAGCTCCTTTATTTGCATCAGCTTCCATATCAAATGTTGCTAATGCTCCTTCTTTTTTCTTTGCTACTTGGTTCATGTTACTTGTTCCTTTTTATTGTAGTTTTATTCTCCGAGAACACCCCGAAGATTTCCGTTGGCATTTCTTTACCCGCCTCAATACGCTCACGGACTAGCGCTTTCAAGGTCATGGGTTCTACCTTCATCTTTTGTGTCGGTTGAAACCCTTGACCTTTTGCAAGTTCGGCATAATCAGCCGCCTTG